AAAAAAGTGGCCACTAAAATAGCCACTAAAATACCCCTAAATACCCCTAAATTCCCTTTTTTATTTTTGGAAAATTAAAGATTTTTAAAACCTAAAAAGCCCCGCAACCATTGAGATTGCAAGGCTTTTCGGGTTTCCTTAGACAAATGAGACACGGGGGATTCGAACCCCCGACACCTTGATTAAAAGGCTTATATAAAGGGCGTTTTTATGCGCTTTTGCGCGTCTTTTAGCCATTGCCTTGGCCGCAAATAAAAAGAAGCCCCGGCATAAAACCGAGGCTTCGAACGAGGAAAATAATATGGCTGTAAGCTATTTTTTAACGCCTATGAGCACATAGCCGATCTTGTTGAGGAAATCTCCCCATTTGTCGCAATCCATCATGCGCTCAGGGCAGTTCTTTGTAGTGATATCGTAATGTCTCACTATAGTTTTTGCATTCGGACAGTATCTTTGTATGAATGCAATAAGTTCTATTACAGATTTTATCATTTTGGCCGAAGGATCCTTTTTGACTATGTCGCATAGCTCTATGCTTACGGAGTTAATATTTTTTACTACTCCGTATAAATTTCCTCTTCCGGGTCCTTCAACTGCATACGCTGAGAGATCCATAGGTATTGAGCGGCCTATGAGTCCGTTCTGATCGACAAAGAAATGAGCTCCAGCTTCTCTCTCGTTCCAGCTTGCAAAGTAATCTACGTTATTTTTTGCGCTGTCGTTATTATTTCCTGTGTTGTGAATCACTATATACTTGACGACCGTCGCCTTGTCTCGTTTTCTAGAGTCGTAAGAAAGCGGCAGGGCTTTTCTATAATACATGTCTTTGGTTGAGATCATCTATCTCACTCCCTTTGCTTCAGATTAATGTCTTTATTCTTCGCCGGCGCCTTGCCTTCGTCGGAATCGTCATGTAACTGTTTTAAAACTTCAAGCAGCTTCTTAGGGTACTTAATTCCCATTGCTCCGCCATTCTCTAATATACTTAATGCTTCATTTGCGATAAAAAAGGCTATGACCATCTCCCGAAGTGGCACTGCATTGCCGATAACCTGCTGGACAAGGTAGGCTACCATAACGCCTACAAGAAACATCACCTTTTTTATGATACCCTTCCAGCCGATCTCAGAGGAAAGCTCTTTTTTGAATATGCTTTTTAAAATACCTGTGAAATAGTCGAGACAGATCAGTACGCAAAGAATGATCAGCATTTTGTCAAATCCTCCAAGAAGTCGGCCAAGAAATCCCCCTAAAAGAGCACACGCTGCTTTAATCGCACCTATAACGCCCCAGTTTTCAAAATTTAATGCGTTTTTCATGAGCTGTTTTTCCTTTCTTAATGATTGTGTTTTGTCGTGGTTATCGCTTCCACGTCTCGTTACTCAACAGGGAATGGTTCGCCAACTATCTCCTCGTACTCGATCGGAGAAAGAAGCCCGGCTGTTACAAAAGAAGCAACGTCTTCTTTTGTGTAATAATCTTTGTCGTAGTAACGTTTTACGGTCTTGTAAATTCTGCTCATTATTCGCTCACCTCCTCTATTGTTTCATTTAAGTCGTTGATAACTTCTACCATTGAAAGCAGTGACTCGGCCATTTCTTCTTCCATGTTCTCGGTCACTGCGTTGAGCTTGCTTGTCTCAGCAAAGGCCTCGTTAATTTTTTCGTTGTTGTTTCCAGTCGTCTTGTTGAGCGTTGCAAAAACATTTGCAAGCTGCATTTTTATGTTTTTTAACTGAGTAGATATCTTCAAGTTATCATCTCCTTTTTATAAATTTTAAAATAAAAACTATTCGTAAAGTTATACTTTAACGAATAGTTTACAACAGACAGTTAATGTCATGCCTGACGGCGCATTTTATTGGTACGGGAACGAAGTAAACATTCAAGTTGTGCCGCAAGGTTCAGACCCGAGCATTACCGCTTTACCGGTTACATGGGCTACAAATTACGTTCAAGGAACGCTGGGTAGCAATCCGACAAGGTATGACAATTCAGGCATAAAATCAATAAATGCTGTTGACTTCTCACAGTTTACGTCACTTAAGTGCATAACAGAAATGGTGACAACAAGCCAAGACACAGTCGGCACTCAGCTTTATGCATATGACGGCGGTACAAATGTTGGTCATGCATATGTTAATGAGTCATATGATGTTACTATTACTGGAGTAAAGCGCTTGTTAGAAATAGATTTATCATCTATTGTAACGTCTAATGGTTTTACACAGGTAGGGTTAAGTATGACACGAAGTAGCTACCCATTTACAGCAAGGGCTTATGCTATTTGGGCTGAATAACCTACCACACCCAACCAACAGTAAACTCTGTGCTTGTAGCGTTTGGTAAGAATGTATCACTATCAAGGTCGTACATACCCGTTTTGTTATCAGCTTTACGATAACAAGGAACAAGGTTAAGTGCAAGTGTATCACCATTATAAAGCCATGCACGCTTGATTGTTGGATTGTCACTTGAAACAGTATCAAGTGAGCCATCCTTATTACTGCCAAAAATATAGGCATTGTATGTTGTATTTGTCCCTACATAACCTGGATTACCTTGCGCTGTTTTTGCCATTGTAGAGCCATTTATTTTAAGCGTACCATTTCTCAAATCACAATCAAGTCTAAGTTGTGTATTTGTTGTAACTGTACTATTAGAGGCATATATGGTGCCTGATGAATTATCAATCCAATAATACTTATTACTGCTTGTACCCATCCAAGCACGAAGCATTGTAGAGCTGTTCTGACTTCCCGCAAAAAGTTGCCAGTTGCTACTTGATGAGAATATAATATCGAACACAGCGTGTAAGCCGTTGTCAAAATTAATTCCCGTATCTATGTAGTTAGAGCCGTTTCCTTTAAGTGAGCCTACCCATTGATACTCAATAGGTAACGGAGACACGTTTACTGTTTGACTCAAACTATTCGTTAAAGTATAATTTTTCGAATAGTCATTGCCGCTTCCGTCAAGTGCTTTTGCTACGCTTGAAGTAAAGGTATATGTCTCTCCAGGTATTATGTCGAGCGTACCGCTTCCGCTTCCGCTTGAGTCAGTTGTGATATAGTCAGTTCCATCAAGTCCCGGTCCTGTCACGTATACAGTGTCCGAAGCTGCTGACTCAATGGAGAGCGTTACTGTTACGGTTGATCCTGGGAAGCCGCTTGCTGCTACACTGATCTGTTTGCTTACCGGGAGGTAATTTGTTCCCTCTCCGAGTGATACTGTTATTACGGCGTTTCCGTTATCAAGTCCGGTGATCGTAATCACTCCATTGCTATACGAAGCTGTGGCTACGTCAGTGTCACTTGATGCTACTGAGAGAGCGCCGTCGCCGGTAATGGCGCTAACATTTATTGAGGCTGTCGGATTTGACTCTGTTACTGAAGCGCTATTTGCTGAGAGAGTAAAGTCGCCCTGAGCCTTTCCGATAGTCCAAGAATATGTCTTGTCTGCTGTCGTTCCGTCGGACCAAGTATCTCCAGCGCCTTTCAGTGAGGCTGTGACGGTATATGTTCCTGCGTTTGTCTTAACGTCGCCTGATACATTGATATTTGTCGTGTCGATGCTATCCCACTCAAAAGTCTGAGCGCTTCCGTTATAGGTATATGTCTTTGACTTTGCTACCGGGATCTGAACTATCGCAGGAGCATTACTAACCGAAATAATGCTGCTTGCGCTCAAGTAGTTCGTTGTCTCCGCGATTGCTACTGTTACCCCTACGGAACCGTCAGCTACATATGTGATAGTGACGACGCCGTTTGAATAGCTTGCAGTTGCTATAGTATTATCAGAAGATGCAGCACTTACTTCTCCGTCTCCGACTATATCAGTTACGTTTACTGTTGCTGTCGGGTTTTCTGAGTCAATAAGCACACTTGACTCTGAGAGAACAAAAGAGCTCTGAGCTTTTGCTATAGTCCATGCAAACGTTTTGGCTGCTTTGGTTCCATCTGACCATTCGTCTCTGTTGCTCTTTAAGGTTGCTGTTACAGTGTAGGATCCTGCATTTGTCTGAGTGTTTCCCGAAACATTAATATTTGTTGTATCGATGCTATCCCACTCAAATGTCTGCTCTGTTCCGTCATATGTGTAAGTCTTTGTTTTTGGAACAGGTATCTGAACTGTCTGCCCCGGAGCAGGGTTAAGATCTACCGGAACAAACTTACGATTTGCAGCGTCCCAGGCAATACCCTGACCGTCTTCTATTCCTGTCACATCAACGTCCGTGAGCTCTGACAGCTTTGAGTTTAAGATATTTCTCAAATCGCAAGTGTATGTGTTGCCCTCGGAGTCCTGCATTGTGATGATACCGTTTTCAGTCATTGACATAGCTGTTGTCTGAAGGCCGAGATTTACATCCTGAACGGCTCCGTTTACATATGTGATTCTTAATATACCGGTGCTTATCGTGTAAATAATGCTATTCACACAAGCAAATACCTGTGTTTTATCTGCTTTTGAACCATCAAGCAATATGACTCTATCGTCTACTATGCTAAGGCCGGAGTCGATCTTATTCATGTCAACTTCGTCTAGTGCCGGATCGGTGCCGTTTACAAAGTTCTGTCTAACATACGCTTTCTGCATCTTCGTTCGCCTCGCTTTCTTTTTTTATTCGTTCAAGCTCGCCATAATAGCCTTCTGTTACGTCCCTAAATACGTCTTTAAGAACGTAATACTTTGCTTCAAGCGGGAGCTGTGAGCCCTGAAAGACTGCGATAAGCTGATTTCTAAATTCTTCCATGATTTCCTCCTTAATGTACCAAAGTGTCTCGACATAATCCGAGGTTATGCAGTGCTGCAACCACTTGATTGAATTTTGAAACCGAAACCGTGCTGCCTGATTCGCTTGATATGGTTGGCTGACTTATCGGTGTCTTGCTGAAAAAACCTAGGCTTGTCGCGTTAAATTTGCATGAGCCCGAAGTCATAGTAATGCTTCCGACTGCCTGATGTGTGATTCTTATTCCCGACGATCCTGAGCCGTATCCGTTTGTAACATATAACCCATCTCTCGAATACACAGTAAAATCTTGTGTGTAAATTCCATTCCAGCCAGCGCCGACATATACCTTGCTGCCTAATATAACGTTACTAAAATTTGGATGCCCGAAGTTCAAAATACCCCCACCGATGTAAATACAGTCTAAGTTATTCCACTTTATAGAGGCATTTGCTGAAAAATCAATTCCGGTATCGTCTATCTTAACGTTTTGATTCTTCATTGAAATCTTTACGTTGTTTGCGTCTACGCTAAATAATACCGTATCGCCTGACTTGACTACCCAAGAGGAATCTGTAAGCTCCCAAGAGAAGCTTTGAGTCCCGCCTGTCTTCCCTACTTTTGCACTTATCGCTTGGGCTGTCTGCAGGAACTCCGAAGCCACTTCTTCGTCAAGATCTGAGAGAGCGCTTCTTGTTTCGTCTATCGTTCTTGTGAGCTCGTTTGTCTTACCTCTTACCTGCTTGATCTGAGACTCTACGGAGTTGACGTTTTCAATCTGCTTTTCGAGGCCTGCTGCCGAGATATCGTCTTTTAAGGACTGCACACCTTTAAGGGTTCTCTGTAAAAGGATCGTGTACACTGTTGTCTTTCCAGTCCTAATTGTGATGCCGTCGCCGACTTCGAGGAGTGGATTCCCAACTAGCGTGTAATTGCAAGGCCTGTATGTTATATCTGAGATAACGCCCAAGATATTTGTTGCAATGGTTTCAAGCTCTGCTTGAGACTTGCCCATAAGTAAGAAGTTGCCTTCGATAATATAAGTGTTGTCGCCGTCGCCGACTGTTACGCCTATATCGTCAGGGGTTGACCTTACGTTAAGCCTTGTTATCGGTTCGCACATATAAGTCGAATCTGTTCCACCTGCGACAACATACTGCTTATCAATATTAATAAAATCATTAAAGCCGCCGTTTGGATAAAGAGCCTGACCTGGATAGCGGTCTTCTTCAGGATATAACGCCTGCTGCCTTTTCGGAAGGAATATATAAGAGAAATTGCCATTTGGATCAATGTGCCCGAAGCAGCCGTTAGCTTCGCATATATCTCTTATTGCATCTCTACCGCTAAATACATTTGTAGCGAGATTCTTACCGACTGTTATATGGTCATTGACAAGCGTTACTTCGTTTTCAGTGATGCCAAAATGCTGCATAAAAGAATGTCTTAAGGCTCCGATCGTGGTTGTGCTGCTGTCTGTCGGAAATAATGTATTATACCATTCTGCCACATCTGCGGTTATGATGTCGTGCAGGGCATCATAAGCCGTGATGGTTCTTTCTGTCCTTTGGCCGTTTGGTACGTCTGTTAAGACTTTATACTTCCCTTTCTGATAAACTGTCCCGTTTGCTTTAACTGTTACGTTTAACCACTTGCCGACAAGTGAACCGCCGAGGCCTGTTGTTCTTAAGATCATGCCGGAGCTTTCCGAGGCTCCAAAGGTTAGCTGAGACTCGGAGCAAACGCCCTCGTTGAAGGTGAGCTCAATGATGTCTGCGTTTTTGAAAGTTGCATCGGTGCAACTTATCTCCCATTCTTTCTCTATGGAGTCGCCGAAAAAATCTAAATATCCGTTTATCATTTTGGGCCTCCCTTAAAGAGCCGGAGGAGTTAAGTTAACGGCTCCGCCCTTCCCGTTGAATTTAAGAGTTATGTCCTGATAAATAAGTTTACCGTTTACTATGGCGTAAATGTTTGGTGAGACATCCTCAAAGATACATTCCTGTACTACATGAGTCCCAAGCTTTGGAACCCATGCAGTAACAATTATGTTTTCTTCATTAACGTTTAAAAAGTTCGCTCTTATCAATGACAAGATGCTCGTATAAATATCTTCAGTGCAGTCTGATATCTTAAGTTCGACATTAAGCTTTCTGTTTTGATAAACGTCGAAGTGGTCAGTGCCTTCGCAGTCTTGATAAGATCCTGCGATTATCTTGTCGCAGGCTGCTTTATAGGTGCCTTTGCTTATGTATACGTTTGGGATTTCTGAATTTCCAACTTTTAATAAAAAGCCTTCCATTTTGCCTCCTAG